ATGGTGAACGTGCAAGCGGTTGACGCTGTTAGACGCACACGCTGACGGGTTCCGTTAGTGAGATCCAGTGTGTTGCTTGTGGTTACGGTTCCAATCGATACGACCCCTTCAACGTAATCATTAACAACCGGATTTGTTAGAGTTTTGTTAGAAAGCGTATCGGTTGAACTTGGTTGAACTGCCGAATCCGCTTTTACCCCTTGCGCTGCGGTCGCAAAGTCACCCGACCCGTAAGAAAGAATGTCCGTTGTAATTGCGGAAGTTGGAACCGCTCCCACATCCGCCGCACCTAACACAACCGTTCCCGATTGTCCATTGACGGACAGAATCGGAGAAGCAGGATAGTTGATTGCTTGCCAGTTCCCAAGCGTTGAAGCGGGCGAATCTGTTAGAACATACGCCATTGACGTATCAGACCGATTGCACCAATCGCCCTTTTGACCTGTTAAGGCTAACATCGCCGCTTCATTCGCAACCGTTCCAAGAAATTCTGTGATTGCGATTGCGGGGATTTGTGAGGTTGGAATCAAACCGTCCACAAGATCCGCTTTCGTTTCGATTGCTTCGGTTATATCATCCAATCGTGCAAGTGTTCCGCTGTTTGATGGCAAGGTCCAAGTGACACTTTTTGTTAGACTTGGCCGGGAAAGTGCGCCCGTGCGAATTGTCGGGAAATTGGATATATCGACAAAAGAAATCGCATTCGCTTGCTTCAATGACATTGAATCAAGATATGCTGTTAAACCGTATTGAAACTTGCGTTCGCCCATAGTATCGTATTCATTCGATCTAACAGTTTGCCCTATTGTTAGATTTACTGCGGACAGCGCGCCGCCTGAATCAAATTTTACGAGCTTCCCCCCATCGGGTGAACCGTTGCCGCCTTCGCTAGCATCTGTTACGTCTGCGCTAACGTGCTTGTGATCCCCCGCCGCAACCGTTCCCGCTGTTGTGCCAACATCAAGACCGGAAGAGTCGCCCAAATTAAAATACGCCAGAATTTGCGCTAACAAAATATAACCCTTTTCGCTTGCTGTTTGCGCGCAAACTTTTGTTAGAGCGGAAAGCGATATATTTGTGTCTGTAAATTTTTTACTCATGGTTCAAATTCCACGTTAGATTCATCCCCCCAAAGGACGTAATCAGGAATCGTTTCATTGTCAAGATTGCGCGGAATGCGTGCTTCAAAAATAATCGTAAAGATATATCTATAAAACCCATCAACAACCCGGCCCGACGTATTGCGCCCGCAAGATGTAATTCTAACAGATACACCTGCTTCCACAAATCGCTTGCCAGCGGTGAAAGCTCCGCGCAATGCGGTTTCAACCGTCGCAAGCCCTTGCTTCCCGCGTCCATTTTTTATATTGAAATCTATCTGGCAAAGTCCGGTTATTTCATCCGTTCCAAATTCGCCAAGCGTTGCAACAACGGGTTGATTTGGAATATATGAAAAGGAAAACCATACGTCTTTTGTGGACGGGTCAAAAGCGACATTTTCAAACGCGGTTATATCTTCCGCAGCGGGGACCGCAGCAAGGAAGGCTTTGCGCAATGCAATTTCTATTTTGTCCGCTGTCATTTCAAGAGTCGCAATTGTGTTGAAACTATCCGTTTGATTCTAGCCGCGTTTTTTCTAACCATTCCGTCCGGGCGTTGCCTACTCCATCCATATTCTACCCGTTGCGCGTAGGGAAGGGAATTCGCTAACCACAAGGAATCTTTTCTGTTAGCTTTCTCGCATTCGTTTTCGATCTTATTGATTACAACTTGCCCAACCGGAAAGTTGCGATAGTCTTTCGCTTTGTTATATGTTTTAGGAGCTTCGATTGTGGACACATCCGGCGCACGCAATGAACAATTCCAGTTCCCCCGCAAACGCCCGCCAACGTAGCCCTTGGGGGCTTTGCCTTTCCAGTAATCAGGATCACCCACGGGCGTATCACGAATGACGGAAGAGAAAAGAGAAATTCCCACCGCACGGAGTAACTTGTCCGCTCTTTCCGCCGTCTTTCTGGCGAATTGGTCAAATGATATATTTGCCATGCTAGGGGGTTTCCGTAGGGGTGAAGGTTCCGCAGCGTGTAACGATGATTGTGTAAATGATTTTTGTTAGACCGTCCGGCGCAAGCGGGTTGACTCCAACAACCTCGAATTTATCACCGTCAATTTCAATTATATCTAACGGAAAGGGTTCAAAGCTCGCATCTTTCGCAGCGGCAAGAATCTTTCGCATTTTGCCTTGAATCAAAGCTTCGGAAAATGAATTGTCTAACTTGCCGGATTGCATAACACCTTTGAACGGCAACACAACACCTGTTAGAGTTCCTTGTAATGTGTCGCCTTCGGTAGTTTCCCCGGTTTCTTGGTCAACTGTTAGATTGGGGCGATATATCGGAAGCGAAACGCCCGCCTTGCGAATACTCGCCAGCGCATTCGTTGCGGTTTTGGCGTAGTTTGCCATTGTGTTAAATTCTTCCTACGCGCAACCCGCCCGCGCTTTTCAGCAACGGCGCAAGCAACGCTTGAACCTTTGGGAAATAAGGTTGTGCAACCCCGCCGGAACCCGGCGCGTATTCAGTTTCTAACACATCCACTTTTTCCCTGATTACATCGCGCCCGTCACCCGTGGGGGCTAAGTCTGTTAAATTCGCTTCGATTGCAAGTTGACATTGCGCGGCGATAAGTTCCTTCGGAATGTGATCCGTAGGAACTTCCCACCCGTCAATAACAACGTCTTGACGGGGCCATTGCAAGGCTTGGGTTGCCGGGTCAACCTTGGAACCTTTGAAGCTATCGCGCAAGCCTTCTAACAGGTCCATTGCTTGAATCAAAAGCGTTTCAACATCCCCGTCCGCAGCGGGAAGAGTCGCTGCCCGTGCTTCGGCAAAAGCGCGGGCAGCATCAACCGTAACAAATGACGTAGCATTTTCAACCAAGGAACCATTTTCGATTATTAACGCCATTGCCGCCAATTGTTAGAGGTTGAAATCTGTTAGGACAATGCGATTCCCGTTACAACACCGCCCGCGATTGTAACGGTTGCAGTTGTCGCATATGTCCCGGTTACTGGCACAACCAAAGCTTGTGCGGTTGTGAGCAACGCCGCCGTTGCTGGCAAGTCGATAGATGTTAGAACTTCCGCAGCGACAACAGCGGTTCCCGCTACTGTTTTCGATGCTGCGGAGTTGCGGACATTCATCGCCGCGCCGTTAGCGATGCCGATTCCAGCGGGCAAGACTGTTTCGCCGTTGTAAGCGGTGGGAACGGTTCCGGCAACATAATCGCAATCTTCAAGCCTTCCGTCGCCGTAATCATCACCAATGGAAGCGTTAGAACCATCGCGCACGGCAACGTCTAACGGTTTCCCGGCGCGGGTGTTCAAAGCTGCGATTGCCGAAATCTCCCCGCTTGTGGGAACCGGACCCGCTGTGAAATAAATTACTTTTTTCATATATGATTTTTTGTTAGGTGTTAGAGGTTAGGAAAGGAAGCTTTCGCGGTAAAGGTCCACGAGCTTTTCGGTTTTGCTGTTTCCGTGGAATTCAACGCCCGCGCCTTCCAACGCTTCCTTGATTCCTTCGCGTGTGTCCGGGCATCCTTCCGGCAATCCGAGCGCGTTCAATTCACCGGGGTCATCGGGTGCGGTTTCTTGCGCTTCCAGCGTGTCGCCAGCGTCCACAAGTTGCCCGTTGCTGTCATAGTGCGGCAAGCCCTTGTATTGGGGCGGAACACACTTGCCAGCGGTTCCGGCGCAAGGTTCCGCAGCTTCATCCCCGCAAGTTCCATTGCGGAACACAACGCGATTGCCCGTTGCTTCATTGATTGCCGTCGCCGCGTCCCGGTCAAATTGACGGACCCGACCCGCAGACACGAAATAAAAAATTGGTTTCATATGTTTGAATTTGGATTGGTTTTGTTAGAAAAAGAAAAGGCGGGGAAGGCTTGAAAGCCCGCCCCGCCTGTTAGAATTGGGGCGGATTGTTAGGGGTTACTTGGTTTCCAGCAACACGCCGGGCAAGTCCTTGATGTCCGTTGCTACACGGTCCCAATTGGTTGCGGTGACAAGCGCAGCGGTTGTGGGAGATTTCCCGCCGTTTGTCTTGTCCCATGCGAAACCCTTTACAGCAACGTTGTAACTCCATTCGCTTTGAATGGTGCGTTGAATGTTTTCGTCGCCGTTAGACGTTTCGATGTTTTGTTCAAAGTCGCCGTTGTCGGAAATCATAACCGCGCCGGGAACTAGGCCAATGGTGAAGTAGGAAGGAATCACAACAGACCCGCCAGAATCACCGTCACCGCTTGAACCGTCACCGTCATTGATTCCGGTCGGGTCAATCAAGGCGGAACTGTCCGTAATGACAAGGGGGCGGCCCAATGGGTCCGAAAGAACCCGCAGCGTTTCCCATACAAACAGGTGCTCCGCGTTTGTTAGATTCGCTCCCATCAGGTCAAAAACCGGGAGGGAGTGAGAAACCCAACAAGAAATACGGCTTGCACGATCACCGAAAGGCTTGCTTGCGTTGTTCATGGCAACCCACGAATTGATTGCTGCGGTTCCATCGGTAACAACTCCGGTCCCTGTTAGACCGCCAGTGGTTACGTTAGAAAGCGCGGCACGCACGGACCCTACAGCGGTATTCAGCATGTCCAACATTTGCGCAATGGCGAGTTGTTGACCGTACACCACTCCTTGCTCTTTTGGATCTTTCAGAATCCATTTCATGCGGGAAGGCGGGATATTGACGGGAGGAGTTCCGGCAGCAACCTTTACCGCAGTTTCTTGGAGTTGTTCCAAGTCGATTGCGGAAACCGCACCGGAACCGTAAGCGTTGCGACGGCGCACAAGGTTTTCCATACGCGCCCAAAAGGACGTATCGGAATAGTCGCCATCGTTAGACATTACGCGCAACACGATTGCACCGTTAGATGCACCGTTGAATTTCTCCGCTTGTTGTTGGAGAACTTCCGTCATGGAAGCTTTCGCATATTGGGAGAATACTTTGAGTGAGTTAAGACCAGCCATTTTTTTAGGGTGTTAGATTTTTGGAGTGTGTGAGATGTTAGACTAACGGATTATATTTTTCCGCTTCAATCTTCATCCGCTGAAACAATTCCTTTCCCTTCTAGGCGGGAAATCATGCTTTTTGCGTCTGCTTTCGTAGCGTCAAAATCTTTTTCCGCTTGGTAATCGGTGGACCCGCCGCCCGACTTGGAATGCGTG